GATATACATATCAGGAAAGATCACAGGATTACCATTTGAAGAAGTTAAAGACAATTTTAGTAATGCTCAAAACAGACTGGAAGAAGAAGGGTTTAAAGTTGTTAATCCTTTAAATAACGGATTATCGATTAATGACAAATGGCAGAATCACATGAAAGCAGATATCAAACTACTAATGGAATGTAATACAATTTATCTTATGAAGAATTGGAAAGAATCTAAAGGTGCAACAATAGAACGCAATTTAGCTGTTGCGCTTGGGTATGATGTAATTGAACAGATAAAGTAATGGCTGAAACCTGTATAGAATGTAAAAAACAAACCGTATCTGTACTAAAAACAGATACCGGTTTTCTTTGCTACAACTGTTTTATCGAAAAGAAAGATGCAAAGAGCGGAGTAAAAAAAAAACGTGCAATCAATCATGAAGAAGCGGATATCCAAAGCGAGTTTTTCAACCAGGTGAAACTGTTTTTCCCTCGAATACCGGATAAGTTATTATTTGCCGTTCCTAATGGTGGAAGCCGAAATAAGCTCGAAGCAATCAATTTAAAACGGCAAGGAGTGAAAGCGGGGATATCTGACACTATCTTACTCATTCCAAAAGGCGGTTTTGCGAGCCTTTGCATGGAATTTAAGACAAAGACGGGCAAACAGTCAGAAGAGCAGAAAGAGTTCCAGAAACAAGCGGAAAACTGCGGAAACAAGTATGTGATTGTTCGAAGTGTGAAAGATGCGATCCAGGAAATGAAGAATTATTTGAAATAAACAATTATTTTTACAAAATGAAAACAATAAAAAACCGAAACGGTAACGTAGTGAAGATCTTCGCGGAAACATTCGAATACGAGGCGTACGATCAGGTAAAAGAACTTGCAAATTTTGAGCCGTATTTGAGTTCACAAATACGAATAATGCCTGATGCTCATGCAGGAAAAGGCTGCACTGTTGGTACAACAATGACAATAACAGATAAGGTGACGCCAAACCTTGTTGGTGTTGATATTGGGTGCGGCATGCTTACTACAAAGCTGAAGGAAAAAGATATTGATCTTCCTAAGCTAGATCAGGTTATAAGGGAGCACGTTCCTTCCGGGTTCTCTGTTCGAGGCAAGGCGGCAGCAAAGTTTGATTTTACAGGGTTGCGGTGTGCAAAACACGCTGATCTGGAAAGAGCGATGTTGTCAATAGGAACACTCGGAGGGGGAAATCATTTCATAGAGGTTGATCGTGATTCTGAGGGATGTCTATATTTTGTCATTCATTCAGGTAGTAGAAACCTTGGGGTTAAGGTTTGTAAGTTCTATCAGGATTTGGCATGGAAGAATGTGAATGAAATGAGTGCTATCAGGGAGAACCTTATTTTCTCTTTAAAGGAACAGGGAAGGGAGAATGAAATATCTGCTGAAATTAAAAAGCTGCAAAAACCGAAAGCAAACAAGGATCTCTCCTTTGTGGATGGTGCTAATTTTGACAACTACATCAATGACATGAAGATAGTTCAAAACTTCGCCTCTCTTAATCGCAGGGTTATGGCCGGTGTAATTCACAAAGAAATGGGGTTGACGATAGCGGATCAGTTTGAAACGATCCATAACTACATTGATACAAAGCATATGATCCTCCGAAAGGGAGCAGTAAGCGCGCGGATTGGCGAAGTATTGCTTATTCCCATCAATATGAGGGATGGTTCGCTTATTTGTCGTGGCAAGGGAAATGAGGATTGGAACTACTCTGCACCACATGGGGCCGGCAGGTTAATGTCAAGATCAAAGGCAAAGGAAATGATATCAATGGATGAGTATTCGGAATCGATGAAAGAGATATACTCTACATCGGTTAGCGCTTCAACGCTAGACGAGGCGCCACAAGCGTATAAATCTATGGATGAGATAATAGGGGCTATTTCCGATACCGTTGAAATTGTGGATATAATAACACCTATTTACAATTTTAAAGCAAATTAAATGTCTATATTTGTGGATTAACTATTTAAATTATTATTATGTTTTTAGAAGTAACAGAACTCAACAAACTAGGAGAAATAAAAAGCACTGTCTTATTAAACTCAGACGATATTTCAGTGGTAAGGAGAAATGGCGATAAAGGTTGCATTATATTCTTGAGAAGCGACCCAGAAGGCAATTTTAAGGTGGCTGAAGATATGAAATATTTTCGTGACCATCTTAAATAATTTTTAAAGATTGATCTTTTAAAAGTCGGATAAAATCCGGTTTTTTTCATTTATTTTCAAAAACATGTTGTATAACATATAAAATAATTGCAAAATGTGACAAATATCACACCTTTTTATTTGGAGATATATCAAAAATGATATATCTTTGAGTATTACAAATAACAAATCTGGCGGCAACAGTAATACGGCACAAGAGAAATGGAAACAACAACAATGATCTACACGCTAAACAACAACGCAAAGAGAATCTACGGTTTGGATATTCAAAACATCGATGGCAAAGAAACAAGAGTTCCTTTTGGATATATCCAAGAAACAATCGAAAATGGTATTTATTTAGTTTATTGCGGAGATAATGATCCAAACGATAACGATCAATCTTTCAATAAAGAGATGTATAATGCTATAAAAGATTATGTAATCTGTAACGAACATAAAGAAGCGCGTACATGGGATTACAAAACCTATAAAATGTATTTTTATAACATTCAGATAGACGACTTAAGTAAACTTAATTTTAAAAGATTTTAAATATAACATCATGGAAGCAATAAAAGACAGGAACGACAATATGATCGGAGATGGTACTTATCATGTAGATCATCACGTAATTGACCTTGAAAACTATCCTCATGTATCTTATAGTATCGACAAATCGAATACTTCTGAAACAGTTTATGTTAAATATTTCAACTCTGAAAATGGAAAAGGTATAACAACTCGCTTTTCCTGGCATGAAAACAATGCGGTTAGATTTGGAGATCAGCTTAACGGCTATACAGCTACCAGTGATGAAATTCTTTGTCATTTAGGGTTAAAAACAAGACAATTCATTCCGGATACACGTTTAATTGTGCCTTGCAGACAGGTTAGAAAATCAGAAATGAAAAAATATGAAGAGTCCGATTTAACGATCAGTGAAATATATAATCTTGGAGCAGGTGCAGATATTACAGCTCATAACGGAAAGTTAGCAAAAGGCAGTAATTGGCTTATAGAAGGAAATGAAATATTTATATCTGAAATAAAACAGACTAATTGCTTAGGTCAAAAAGTGAAAGTTGGAAAATATATCTATAAATAATCAATTATGAAAGCGACAATTGAATTTTACGCGACAAGAGTTTGTGGTAAAATTATAAGTACAACAAATGATAGAGGACTTGAATTGTATGAAAGAGAATTATGTACTTATCATAAGAAAGAAATGGAATTAATGTGTTTAGCTTATCCAAGAGAATTTAAGCCTAAAAACTTACATAAAATTTTAAATGATAAGCCTTTATTTGATATTGACGAAAAAATGAAACAAGATGGTTATTTTCGTAAAATTAAATATGGCAAAAATGGTTATACGATTTACGAAACACCATTTGCAAAAATAGATATATCCACAATTCATGAAGAAATTAAGGCTGATGATGATGGAGAGTATAGTATTATTGAAGAAAAAATTATTGTAACAATAAAGTAACAATAAAGTAAAAATAATTAATCATGAATGAGGATTATATGATTTTCGTGCAGCTCCTTAAGGAGATTGTAGATGAAAAAGGAATCACGCAACTGGAAATTGCTAGCGCAACCGGCTATACACAGTCAAACATTAGCAGGATCTTCTCATTGAAATACTCACCCCGACTTGATGTTTTCTTGAATATCGCGAAAGCGGTTGGCGTTAATTTCTTCTTTGAAGACAAAGACGACAAAACAGATCTAACCGTATGCTTTGAAAAGGCAATGACGGCTCTGGGAAGAAGAACAAAACCTGGAGGTATACGTAACAATTAAATGCTTAAAAGGGTGACTAGTTTCATCCTTTTTTTTAATGAAAAACCCCTCACTACACGAGCGAGGGGTAAACCATAACAACAAAAACAAAATGAGCAAATTAAAAGAGAGAGCTAAAACTTTATATTCTAATTTTAATCTTTGATCTAATATATAAAATAAAAATAAATATCCCCAATAATGAAATGATCAGGATTGCTATTTGATAAATTATTGTGGATTCTTTTAGTTCTATTATTTGTTTATCCTTACTCTCGAGCGTGCCTTTAAACTCTAGCGTAACTGCTTTTTTGATACTATCCTGAGTGTTTATTCGCCAAATGAAATTATCTATATTTATATTGCGATCTTCTTCTTTTCGCTCAGGATAATAAATTGGAATAATGTACGGCTTTCCTTCTACTTCTATAGTATCAAATCGTACACCATAAATCGTCACAATTCTTTCACTTATATCGGTATTGATATACTGCTTTTCTTGCTCGATTTTCGAAGTAATAATTGAGTTGTCTTTTAATTCGTATTCGGTTTTTTCCTTTGTCTGTGATTGTGATACGGTTTTTTTGGAACCACAACCTACAAAGAATAAGATCAATAATAATATGATATATTTATTCATCGTCAAAATGATATTTGATACAGTTATCTGTCAATATTCTAACTAATTCTCTCATATTATTTCTATTTGTTTCAATAAAATATCCACCATGTCCATCTTCTGTTAAACAAACTCTTAAAAACTCGTTTTTATTATAAAGTCTACTGAATTTGATCCAGGAACCTAGATGTATAATTAGTCTCATGACTTCTTTAATTAATAATTAATTATATCTCTATATTTCGATATCCGGTAATTCTACTGTCTGACCTTTCAGATCATGCGTGCAATCAGATAAGAACTGTATTATTCCGTCTTTTATAAAAGAGTGGCATCGGTGTTCAGCCCACTGAACGAGCACAGACGGTGAAATAGTGGGTGTTTCAAAATCATTATTAAAAGTCCATGGACCGTTACAAATGGCTTTTTCTTCTGTTAAATTGTCTGTTATAAAATGTTGTTCCTCGCAACCCGGACACATAAACCCAAGTTCACCATGATAACCACCATCCAATGTTGTAAACCTTTTAATCTTTGCCATATCTGTTATTTTTTACTTTTTCAATACATCCGGCAATCCACCCTACTACATATTCAAATGGTTCATGAGGTTCAACAGCTGCCTCTATATGTTTAAAAAGGAATTTTGCTGCATGACTTGATTCATGTGCTGTCAGACTGTATGATATATCATTTTTTGATCTGAAATAGATTACAACACCGAAAGATGTCTTCTTTTTATCCATTACCGACATTGTAAATGCGCCTAATCTCTCTGTATCCTTTTCTATATTCAGAATTGGATTACCACTATATTCAAGGAAATTATCAGCTACGACTACAGGTTTTTTGCTCACTATAACCCATAATTTATAAGGATATATTACCGGATCAAATTCATATATAACTTTTGGTTTTTTCATGATGCTGCGAGTATTTTGTAAAATCTTCTTGAATTCCCTGCAATTAATTCTGCTTTATCGAGACCATTAATGATCCTGCGTGCATTGGTCCAATCCTCTTCATCTGCATTGAAATACATTTCCAAACACTTTCCGGTGAAATCCCCTTTAAATGATATGTTCTTAGTCATGCCCTCAAACATAATATCTGCTGCATGTTCAGGAATAAGAGCTAATTCCGGTTGTTCTAATAATGGAATGCCCAGTATCCGACCCATCCTATCATAATTTTCATACCATGTAAGTTGCACAAATCCTCTGCCATAATACAAATGATCAGGATCTGAATAATGTTGGCCGGACTGTTTGATTTTTCTTCTATATCTCCGGCCCCTGCCTTTGCCGTATTCTTCAATTGGTGACATCGTACGTGCCGTTTCGTGATAAACTGTGCCTAACATGTATGCCAACCATCTTAGATCAGTAAATCCGCTTGATTCCCATTTTGAAAGAATAGCTTCCATTCCTTCAACTTGGCGAGTGCTTAATTTACCGTTGAAGAACTCTTCCCTAACCTCTTTATAAAAACGATATTTGTTCATTTCAAAAAGTCATCGACATTTATATTCTTATTTATCTTAGATTGAATCTCTCCTTTCAACTGAACTCTGAATATCTTGAGAAACGGCATATCCGGCTTGACTATTAACATGGAAGCAGACATTGACCAGAATTCACATACGGATGCTAACAAGGCAATTGTTTTAACTGCAATGAAACTTCCCTGATCATGTGTGATTTTCTCTATTGCAAACGCTCCGACTAACGCAAAGGCATATATTCCAATCTTCTTAAATGTTTCTCGAAGGGCTTTAGAAAGTATAAATTTTTTAAGCTTCGCTGCTGCTGCAATGCCCCAAATAAGATCGGCCAATATAGCACAACCAACTACAATAAAACTCCAGACTTCCGGCTGAATGAATGTGATCGCTGATACCATTAAGGCAATGAACCAGCCATAAGCTGTTTGCAACGCATTTCCTAATTGTGCAAATATTTTCTCCATGTTTAGTTTATATTAAAATATATATTTAACCATGTTTTTTAAATAAAATAAATAATCCGGCTATTCCCACGAACCACCGGATTTCAAACTATTTAAACCTTTAATCTATGTACAATAAAATATAGAAATATATCATTTTACTTGATAAACGAACCAACATCAGCGTACTTCTTCATCTTTATTGTTTTAGAAGGATCATTCCAATCAGGAAGTTCTATCCACTCAAATTCTCCGTTTTCATCTTCCGTATCTTCTTTATTGCGTTCTTTCCACATATACGAATATTCAGATAACATGGATTGGATAAGTGAAAGGCTCATATCAAGAGTTTCATACGTTTTCAGCCCTAAAGCTTCATTGACGTTCACCAAAAACATTACAGAACTGATTGGTCTGTCTGCCAGCTTTCGAGATTTTTTCGAGCGGCTATTATCTCCGCTTCCGTCATTGGGCTCACGTTCGCTAACGTCGTGATAGAGTTGCAAAAAGGGTTATATCCTATTCTGAAAAATATCGCATTGAGAAGTATATAAATATCTTCCCATGTGCAATTATCTTTGAGTACTTCCTTGAACCATATAGGCGGATCGCTTTTTTTATTGTGAATACCGATACAAATGATATCCATTAGCAAATCATCATACTTTGCAATGATTTCTACTAGATCTGAATCAGGAGTTCTTTCTTCTTTCTCAATTATTTTATCGAGGTCTTGTTTATCAATTGACAGAATCATCGGTTTTATTTTGAACCATGTTCTAACAGTAATAGGAGATATGACAATTGTTTCGCCAGGGTCCTTGCCTTTTGGAATCGAATCTTTTATAGTAAATTCAAAATGAATCTTAACCGGTTTTTCGGTTACTGTATCGCTTTCGAATTGTAGATAATGTTTTATCGGCATCTTTTTGTTTTAAAATATAAAAAGCCCAGCACAATTGCCAGGCTTTCACTAGAGTTAATGTTTTGTTATCCTTACGGAACTGCTACCACTTTTCGTGAAAAAGCATAACCTTTTACTCCTGCTGCGGTAATTGCTGATTGCTTGTAAAAGCGAACCATCAACAATTCAGGATTATCGGCTGTTGGTGCCTGTGATATTTTTGCGAGCACTCTCGCATTTACGATAGTGTAAACCACTTTTGATCCATTTCTTGGAATAGTCTCACACTGGTATGTGAAATTGATATCCGGAACACCCTCAAATGGTTCTTGCCATTCGTCACTCACCGCTTCATGAACACCGCCCGCCAATTTCTGAATTGTTGCGTTGCTCGGTGATGGAATAGATACTTCGATAAAGTCGGTAGTATCTTTCACAAAAGCTGAATAAAAAGGATCATTTGACCCTTCCAGGTCAATTCTTACTTCTGACGGATCCGAAAAGTTGAAAACAACCGCATTTTTTTGTGGTAACGGTAAATCTTCAAATACTGTTCCAGAAACTCCGTCCCCTGGGGTAGCGACACCATGTTTCGCGATACCCATTGCAATAGGTCTTACTTCTGCCATAATTCTTCGATATTTTTTTCTGTATTAATAATTACTTTAATGTTAATGCAGTCAAAGCCTTCTTTAGCTCCAATTAGGCGACTGCTGCCTGATACTTCTATGCTTTTAAATTGTCCTCCAACAGGTTTTATTTTGAGCAATTCAGTTCTGATTTTGTTCTTAGCTGTACGCAAAGCTGTGCGATCCGGCATACCTGATTGAGCTGATAATTTGATAAATATATTAACGTTCACCGGCATGGTATTTTTCCACTCCAGTTCATGATAATCCATACCACCAACGACGATATGATTTGCAGTTTCGCCAGTCTTGGACCAATCCTTGTAAATCGTCATTCCTGGATTTGCTGCTGCAACATACGTGTAAACTAAATCTATTATATCAAATTCATTCATGCTCTTTCAAATACTGTTTTAATCGCTTTTCTCATCCACTCTTCTGTCTGAATATTTGCGCCAGTGATCACATCCTTACTTTCAATCGCTTCCACGTGTAAAGCGTATTCCATTCCTGCTAAACCAATAAGAACATATCCGGTGTTATACGTATTTGCCAGCTCACGAGCCAGTTTCTTCGCTTTCAGAACTCCTTCTTCTCCTTCGGTCCCAACATCCTGTTTTTTGAAGTTCTGTAATGCAATACTGCCATTTCTGACAACCACATAACCAATAGATGAACGCAAATTACCGGTGTGATTCAAGTATCTTCCACTTTCTCTTGCATATCGAACAAACATCTCACCGGCTGCCTGTAAAAGCGTGTACATCTTATCCTCTGCTTTATCGGTAAATATTTTTACCCATCTGTTAACCTCTGATTTCGTGAATAATGGAGTGAATCCTGACTTGCTTTTCATACGCTTATAACTGAATGTGATTGATACGACCACCAGCATACAACAGTTCGCTTAATCCCCAATTCGGCAATTTCAATCGATATAACTCCATCAATTTTTTTATGACTTGTATAGAATTCCCCTCTAATTATTACTTCATTTCCGGCTGAATTCATACGTATCACATTATTTGTACTGATAGGGTCATAACGACCTTCAATCTCAATAACTTGATCGGACCCATCGACCCATTCACCATCTACCAATTGACCTGGCGTTTGTATCGTGATTATTGCCTTATGTGGATATCGTTTTACCATCTATTGTTTGCTTTGCCTTTCGGAACGGTTATTTTACGTGCTGCCACTTTCTCTGGTTCCCCATTTTCAAGATACAATCTTGCGGATGTGTCAAGGAAATATTTTCTCGGATAACTGGTCGAAAGCTTGTTTTCTGTAAAATCAGGCATGTTCACTGCAGCCGTAAGTGCATCTGCTATCACCAAACTGACCGACTTCATCTCGATAGTACTCAAATCAGCCGCACCGTCAAGGGCACGACTGATAAGTAATACATTTAGATAGTCTGCCGGAAAATCCGATAAACCAGGGTAGGACAATATGGCTTCCTGAACTGTCATCGCTTAGACTTTATCTGTTGCTTCAGTATCTTCATCGCCCCATGCAACAGCATCAGTTTTCATGATAAACATTGCATCAGGACCATTGACTACCGGAATAGCATTTGCTTCTGCACGTGTCCACTCCTTGAATGGCTCCATTTCAGACCATTTCGCAATAAATACGAAATCTTTCTTCACAGTGGTAGCAACTTTCTTGTATTCCACAGAATTTTCAGCTGCTATTGGTCCGTGTTGAATATCTCCAACTCTCAAATCTTCCAAGAAAGTGATCCTGTTGGCTTCCCAAGGATTCACAGTAGTACGAACATGTGCTTTGTCCTCTATACGAACTGAAGGATTAACAGTTACAATGGTAACCGGTTGTTCTTGAGCAGCAAGATAATCATTGATCAACTGTTTCGTAACTTGAACCTTTGAAGTGTTATTGATCCACGTTTTCAGTTTTTCAATAGTAGCTTTCTGTTTTTTCAACAAAGCGAAATCGCTTGTATGCATTACCACGTATTTGATCGATACGCCAGCTTCAGATGCTTTCACAAGACCATCTTCGATATCCTGTAAACCGTCAGCAGTAGCCGAAGTTGCCCAGTCGGTAGCTGCTACAAGTTTGTTTGCTGCAGGCATACCACAACCAACGAACTCTTCAGTAACGATACCATTGTTGTTATCCGAACTCAAGGTGAAACCACCTTTCGACATCAACTGCATAGCCCACCACTCGAAACGACCACGTACACCATTATACACGAAGTCCTGATCTGCGAATGCAAGGTCAAGGATAGCCTGCATGTTGGCATCACCTTGAACATCTCTGCTCATTTGTTGATACTCGTTCCAGTCACTTTCATTCATTCCTCGCCTGATTGCCGTCTTTGGAATGTCGCCAGACATTTTGCCAACAATCTCACGTTTCTTTTGAGGTGCCGTTGCATCGTAGCTGATAACGTCAGCAATTACCGGAGCACCTTTTTCACCGGTAAGGGTTTCCCATTTCAGGGATGTTTTTGCTTTTATTCCAAAAAAGTTAGGAAAATATACCGGCTTCACACTTCGAGTGTTAAGACGTGCTTCCATATTCTTTTGGTTTACTTGCTTAATTAAACTTCTTTCCATTTATGTTTTATTTAAAGCGTTAATAATTCAATTAATTAGATTCTTACACGAAACGAATGTGAGAAATGACGGTCTTCAGATCTGCATCAAGAGGATACGGCAATACCGATTCATTTACAGTTCCACGAACAAGCAATCCGCTCGTTTGATTCGCAACGGTGGTATTCACCTTGTTCATCGTAATAGCTTCGGGGTTGTACTTGTATGCAGACTCATCTGCATGGTATACACCACCATTCATGGTTCCAATTGGAGCGGTAAGAACCGCGCCGGTCTGGCCGCCATCCCATCCTGTGCCACCTACTGCGGTCAAGGTGGTAAATACCATACCGGTAGCCGTCAATGCCCGCAATGCGGTCTGAATCGCAGCAGCATTGTTCTTGGAGGCTGTAGCGTTTGCCAGGGCAATGGTGATCTTCCCATTAGCATAGGATACCGCGAGGTTATCATCAGCCGCCTGGGTCAATTCAACCACAACACCATTGAATGTTTCCACTCCAGATGCTGAAGGGCATGAGATGGTCAGCTTGTCGCTTGCATCACCTTCAACCGTTACAGTGGAAGCAGTATTCACACCAGAGGCGAGATACAGCATCGCGGTGGTAACAGAGAGAGAGGCTCCACCAACGAACGCAAGCGTATCGTACGTATCACCTACGGTGATCGAAGCGATCTCGACAGTGTTGGTGCCGTCTGAAACAGCATCACCCACTTTCAGGATGTGATTCTTTGCAATCTGGGGAGCAGCTACAGTTCCACCAACGATCTTGGCAGTCTTGATCACATGCCACAGACCATTGCTGTCCTTTCCGACAACACACAAAGGAGGTAACTCATCAACAATCCCTTTTACGTCAGCACGTGCGATTGTTCCGCCACCTATAATATCCTCCAGAATTAATTCTATTCCCGGAGCATATTGAAATTCAGTTTCTTTTTTTCTGTACATAATTGAATATTTTTAAATGATTAATTATAATCCAAGATCTACCACACCGGATGGCTTGTTTTTATCATCACCGCCTTCCATAATTTTTGTCCATTCCTCTACTGACTTATCGCCAACTGCACCACCTTCAATTGGTTGATAACTTCCGGAAGAAACGGCTTCATTCAGGAATGCTTGTTTATCCTCATTGAATTCCTTTACGATATTCTCGATTTCAGCATCAAGATTTTCAGCTTCTACATTTACACGCTTTGCGTATTTTTCGATGAACTTATCATCCATTTTGCCTTTCAGCTTTGCTTTAGCCGTTTCGATTGTTGAAGATTTCTTTTGAGAGTCCACAATTGTCGTTACAGATTTCGTCAAATTCTCGATCATCTTGTTCTGATTCTCAATAAGTGCTTTTATTGATGGGTCGATATCTTTCGGCAAATCAACCTTTGTCGGGTCAATCACCGTTTTGTCTTCCGTTTTTGGAGTTTTTTTCTTCTCTTCTTCAACAGCTTCCTTTTTTTCTTCTTCGATAATAGGAAGAATATTTTCCTTGAAGTTTTTGACAGCAGCGATGATATTACCGTCCTTTTCCTCTGTAATACCTGAAGCTTTTTCGATTCGTTCAGCATATTTCTCTGATACGCCCTGCACTTTACATTGTGCAATTATTAATTCTTTGATAGTCATAGTAAGTTTTTACTTTAAAATATAAGTATCGATTAATTTTCTATTTTTTAGTTGAGTGATCATTTAACCATGACTTGTTCTGCTTTACAAATAATGGTTGACTGCTTGATTTTTCCATATATCCTGAAATCCATGAACTAGATGATTGCGGAATATCTGTAATGATCTGATCTTTTGGAATAGTATCATGAAGTAGATAATCAGCAAAATCGTTGTGTTCCATGACAATTGGCACGGCATAACATATACAGAAAGGATGCCAACCAGGGAAAACGAAATTCTTTGGATATTTACCTTTCAGTGAATCACAAATAGCACATGGATGATGATTTTGAGATCGACGAACCTCATAACCTAAAACGAAATCAAGTTGCTGCCATCTCTCGGCATCGCTTAACCGATACCCCATATTTGTTTCGGTAATAGCAACACGCAAAGCATTCATTCGAGCAGAACGATAAACTCCTTGCCCTGGATGGTAATCTTTCATAGGTTGCGATGCTATCAACTTGCCTTCTTCATTTCTGATTCTCCTGAAACGTTTATCTGGATTATTGAGTAATTGCCGGAAATCACGCCCAATTGATTCAGCACTTCTGCCGTCTGCAATCCCACTTTCAAGGAATAGCTCAACATGCCCTTTTGTTTGCTCTGTTATTTTCCAAACTCTTTGCGATAAATCAAGTCCATCATCAACACGCTTTTGAAAGGCTGTAAAAGCTTCAAAATTTCTAGAGAACATTCCATCCTTGACAACTGATGAAAGTGATAAATCTTTGATGTAGTTCTCAACAATCAGATCATTCTTTTCAATGGCAGCATTCCAAGCATCTTTTTGTCCCTCTTTTATTACTGAAAAAAGATCATTTTGTAATATCTGAAGACTTTTATTTATTTTGCTTTCTATTGCAGAGTTACGGATCCATACACTGTTTTTATTGACAAGTTTCCATTTGCGCATTTCAGGGGAAACCGAAAAAACGAACTGGTTAAATATCCAATTTACCCGCTTTTCCTGAGCAAGAAGCCTGTTAATATGTCGTTTATCGTGCGCTGTGATGTTCATTCGTTAAAATGTTAACCCTGTCATCTGATTACGACTACTTTCTTCATTCGCTTCGGCTTTCAATCGTTTAACCTCTTCACCTACATTCTTTGTAAAAGGTGATCTGCCAACTATTGTTTCTTGACTATTGATAGGTTTGTCTCCATTAGCTTTGGTCAATACTTCAACGATTTCTTTCAGATCATCCGGCAAAACAGATGAGAATGTTACTTTTGGATTAGCTGTTTTGAGATCATTAGCAAATGCCGTGTTTGTCACATTCGAAATCAATGCACGAACTACTGAAACGGATCGCTGAACAACCGGTCCGAAAATCTCCATTCCTTCTGATGCCTTGATAAATGCTTCAATGAACATCAATTCGATTGCCGTACCTGATAGAGAACCAATACTTTTCATATTCTCGAACGATAGATCCGGAGTTGATGAACCTGAATAGATTTCATTCCTGAGCGTTTCAAGTTCTAGTTTAATTGAATCGATCGACTGTTGCCAAACAAGGTAATCGGCATCACCGTGATATTCTTTCCCTGATTCTGGGTCTATTTTAATCGGATAAGTGAGTTGTTTTCCGACGGTAGCCTTAGAAGGCAATTGACTCTCTCCATAATTTTTCATTATTGGATCCCCAAAATAATCGTTGGTATCGATCATCCGAGAAAGTCTATTTTCATAATAATCCATAAGCGTTGCCACATCTTCCCATTCCGGAAGATCTTGTTCTGCATAAACGACTGTTATCTTGCCTGCTAAATTTGTTAATGGATAACCTTCTACTTGTCTCCATTCACCTGATACATCTACAAATTTGTTTTCTATCTGCGCTGTCTGGATCCACAAAAAATCATGCTCTTTTCCATCTTCACTGTAAATAGATTTATATTTCCTCGTGAAAGCATCCATATCTCCGTAATCGTCGAAATGCGGAAAGAAATCACCGTTTTTTGATGACAATATCTTTACTTTTACTTCAAGTATTCTATTTCCGTCAATATCGACACTGGGACGTGGGTAGAAAATTATTGCACCTTTTGTTTCTGTTTTTATAGCTCTGCCGAGCTGATTATAAACAGATTTCATCTTTAATTTATCCTCAAACACTTCTTTGAAAAATTGAGATCCTACACTGTCTTCTGCGAATGAGATATTCATTTCTCCGCCAAACAAGAAAGCGGTCGAAATGCGGACAATACGTTTCGGGATATTTGTTTTTACGCGTGCTACGAATATTGGCTTATTGCCTAAACTTTTCGGAATTTCTTCACCATTTTTGTCAATTTCAGTTTCTGTGTCTGAAAAAATTTCAATTTTTTTATCTTCTCGCTTATCGACACTTCCCTGTCTTCGACTTCTTTCACCTTTATATTCTTTTACATATTCTTCAACATTGCGATCTTCTTTTGTATCTTTTGTCAAGATGCCTACCGCTTGTTTGAAGTCTGATAATTGTAATATTTCATCGATGGTCATAATGTGCCTTTTCGATTAAAATATAGATTTATAGACTTAATTCTGATATTTTATTTACCTACTCTGTAAATGGTATTTATTTATATTTTAAATTAACAAATTCGTTATTCATAATTAATTGGCTACTTTTGCATCAATTAAAAAACATTACAATCATGAAAAAATTTATTTTGTTTCTATTAACTGCGCTTATTTTTGTTGGGTGTGATCCAAAGCAGGACGAAATCATTGAAACGCCTAAAGGAAAGTTTAATCCAGAAGCGATGATTACTATTCGACCTGCTAAAGGCGTTGCACTTAGGTCACAAGTAAATGATTTGACGGCACTTCAAATAGTAAAGGAAACCGTGAACATTAAATTTCAATCGCAATGGTTTAGCAATATTTATACGGAAGATGCAAAAATTCTTGCTCGTGGGTTTAATGATCAGCAACGTGATGAATCTATTCCTGCATTGAAAATGTTTGGTACTGATATTATTGCACAAGATGGAAGTTTTATGAAGGAATTTATTTATGGAACAAATGTTTGTTTTACCAATAATAGTAATGATACTATCGCTTATATTCCTCAATCCGTTATAGACAGTGCCCGCATTTTAATTGAAGCCGCTTTTGCTGATTCCAACTACGTTGAAGTGTATCGCTTGTTTAATGAATCTTTCACGTTTCAACCAATAAAATAAAACAACATTTCAAAGAACTCTTTAAGCCCCTCACCTGGGGCTTTTTTTTATGCGTAATTGTTCCCTGTCAGCGTTATATCAAACTGACTGTCTATAAGTGTCGTTCCGTTATAAATTGCAACTCTACAACTATCCACTGATTTACTTAATATGGATACTGTTTTGTTGCCATACGCATTGGCTGTTATCTGATAATTTGTGTGTCCTATGCTGTGAAAAATATCATAAGTACCCGTCAATCCGCTAACCTTTTCTGCTGTTTTTGATAAATGTTTTTTAGCACCCCACGAATTGCCAAATGAACCGCTTAAAGACACCGTTGCACTTAAAAGTATCCCGGGCATATTTGTCTTTCCCTTAATATCTATGCCTTCTGTTTCCGAAATGTATAAATGCAAAAGAGTATATACCGCCATAAATCCATTTAGCCCAAACTGAAAGCGTCTTACATCTGTTTGAACAAAACTCCAGCTCAATGTAGAAGTTCCTATTGAGTGTTGTATGTTTGTGATTGTTAGTCCCGGTTCCGGCTCATAATGTTCTAATTCTCCTCTGACAGAATACACACCTTTTGGACAATTGCTCCATGACCGATTAATAGTCATTTTTGTCGAATTGCTATCGTTGGATATTTCTAAGAATCCTATGGTGTCGTAATAAACGCCATCTTTCATCAAATATAAGTAGCTCTGTATTGTTACGTAAGGTGGGTCGATTGACGAGTATTGAGCATATAAACTATAAGGGTTTTGTAATCCTGTACCATCTGTTTTGAATGTTATATCAGCGCCATCAACGGTTACATTAATATCGTTTAAAAGGTTGAAACTCGGATTTTCAACGGCATTATTTGGAACTGATTCCCCAGTGTCTATCGTACTTAATAATGTGGCAAGATCAGGAAGATTTGTGGCTGAAAATAAGATTCGTTTTTTTCCTGTTGCAGCATCAACGATAATGACATTACCGTTTTCGTCAACAATAAAATCGCCCATTTTGGATAGTCCATTGTGCATCATTACGATGTTGGCTAATTGGTCGTAATTAGCAGCAGTAGAAGTTCCATTATAGAAGTTTTGCATAAAGTCATTAAATGCCTCTGCTTGTTCGTATCTTCCACCTGCCCAAAATGCTGGTAGGGTATCTGAAACGTTTTCGTTAATGATCTTTTTGATATCGGATGTAACCCCGGCATCGACTGTACGCATATATTGATTACCGGTAACAAATGGCATTATGTGCCATGAAAGGCGGTCGCTTGATAATTCGATATATTTGTTTAGACCATCTTCTATTAATTGATTTGTCCAGGATGTTGGTTTGGTGTCGCCTGCTCCTGTCCCAAATCGCATCCAAAGATAATAACCTGCGGTTCTGGTTGGTGGAGTTTCTTGCCACGAACTGGGAGGAATTGAATTTAGAGATGATAATCCGAATTCAAATTCTGTGTATGTGGCAACATTCGTTTTTTGGATGCCGTTGAACCCGGCTGTGACTTCCGTACTATTGGCTTCTCTAAGATCAACACGTACTGTGGTTACAAGCCCATTATTAATAGTTGTTCCGAATTTGTCTGTTATTGCCTGTACTTTATGCCATTCAGGATCAAGAATTGCCGGAGTTTCAGATGTTGAACTATCTGTATAAGTAGTTATTGTTTTAGTCCACAAATAAAAAGAATTTGAATAATCAGGTTTAGCAGTAGACCATGAACCATTCGCCAATGATGATATTGAGCTTGATTTGTAATACCAATTAACCACACTTGCTACGCCTTTACCTGTCGTTCCGTTTTCAACATATCTGGTATAAACTTCGGGTGGTGACCAAACAGTCCAAGCACCACCTTGTGGCCTTGTACGTGTACTCATATACGCATACATTTGAGATGATGTAGGAGATGGGGCTGAAAGAAGCCATCCTGAAGGATTATCACCTGTTGGCGTGGCTGGATTTGTACTTCCCAAACGATATCTTGTTTCTGAACCTGACCCACTTACCCCGTCTGTCGCATAATACGATACAGAATACGATACTTTAGATGGTGGTACTTTATAATTTATTGTTGTTCTCGTCCATAGATATCGCCCTTGTATTGGCGTTGGTATTGTAGAAGTCCATCCTGATGCTGGTATTACCGTTCCGCTTGTGCTGATAGCATATTGTACTACTGTTGATACAATCCCGTTTCCATCCTCGCCTTTAGCACCGTCTTTAATCCTGTTAATAGTTAATACGAGAGTTTTGCTTATTGCGCCACTTGTACCCGTTATCTGCAAGTTAATAACATCTGCTACTAATGGATCTATAGCCGAAACGGTTACTTTACCTGTATCTTTGTTTGCAGTTACTGTTACCCCACTTATTGGCGTTACAGACAAGGTAGTTAGTGTAAGGGATGTTGATCCCTTTGAAAGAACAAATGTTGAAACAATAGGTAATCCTGATGTAACAGTCCCGTTTGCATCTGTCTTATACGAAGCCATTGAATTGTCAAGATCGGCTGTTATTGTATCTGATCCATCTATAATGACCGGTACTGTTTCGCTATCTAATAATTGCCATGTGGTGCCTGTTTTATAAAACTTAAATTCTATTTTACTGGCAATTTCTGAAGTTTGAATTACGGTGTTAGGATTAATATTACCATCACCAGGTTGACCGTTAAGTGAAAATACCAATTGATAACCAGTTGGATTAGATGACAATTCAGTAGTTACATTTCCATCATTTTTTAACAATTTACACGAAATTGTAGTAACATCATAATTTCCATTTTTATCTTTTTTAATATTGCTTACAGTTGGAAGTAATGAATATATTACTGGATTGATACCGTCTGCTCCATCTGCACCGTCTGCACCATCCGACACATCGATCACTTCTGCTTGTACAGTTTCTCTTTCCGTGCCTACTAAATAACTTAACTTAACAAAATCTGAATTGCCATCTGCGTAAGTAACATCTAATAATATGCTTGCTGCATCTACTGCATATTGTATATCGTTCACATACCAGATAAAGCCTTTGCTTGTTAAGGCATCCGCTGTAACATCTGCTTCTCCTTTTCGGAATTTTGCTGTTACCTTAACATATTCAACGTTATCAATAATTTCTCCACCTGCTATTTCTATTATTTTGGATCCATTTTCCCAATGAGATTTGAAATGTCCCTGTACATATAACTGAACAGAAATACCATCATCTGCATATCTCGCCCATACAGATGGTGGAGAGAAATCGAGCCAAACAGCGTTTTTCTTCTCACGCATAGAAACGAACTCATACGGCAATTCCTTTGTAACACCTTGTGGATTATCCGTCCACCCTTCAGGTTCAAGATCATCATCTTGTGTTGATAAAGGTGTTTCAGGTGCAATACCGGTATTATTACGAGTAAATATGAACTCGTGATTGTCACCATCCATACCTCGTAAATCTTCCTCGTGAGCAATTGGAGTGCTTTTGTTGGTTCCTTGCTCCAGCATCATACGAACGACAACGACCTGACCTGTGACCTCATTAGCAACAATCGAAAGAGCTACAGCATCCTGATCAAGTGTAAATGTTTCTTGCACCTCGCAATAATCGCCAGCTTGCACCTGCCAGGAAACGTCTATAACTTTCCATGTTAGATCAGCATATTGAAATGCAAAAGCATATCCGCAACTGCTGCTAACTATTGCTTGAAATGTATATGTTCCTTTCTTCCAAACGCCAGTTTGAATATATTGATCCTTTCGTGTTGATACAAGTCCTTTCATCTTTTATCGTTCGTTATTTTATGTATTTCGTAAATTCCCAAAAGCTTCTATTTTTAAGATATTCGTTATCATAATCATAGATATAAGCTTCTTTTTCAAATGAAATATTTCTATATGCTTTATTAACATCTTTGTATTTCACTACTTTTATGATCCATTCAACCAGGTACCACAGATAAAAGAAAATATATAAAAGTTCTTTTATCTGAGCAGTGTGAATGGCTTCGTGGTTGATGTCAAACGAGCTCAGGCTCGCATTTTTGCGAACGAAGAGGATCCCTAAGAGGTTAATTGTCTTGAACCATGTGAATGGAATGTATTTGTTTCTTATTATTTTCATAATATGATAATTATTATATAAGCGATAACTCCACCAAAAGCGGTTGCGATAAAATCAAGGCGTTCAAAACAACCTCTTTTCATAAGCTTGTCATAGATCACCTCTTTGGCGGCTCCTGCTCCAATTGAGGTGACCAGCCCAGCTAATGGGCTGATCAATCCGAAAATTAGAGATATGATGAATCCGGCTATAAGGTGATATAACTTATCTTTTGGTATCATACCGTGTCTTTGCTTTGTTGTTCTGTGATCAATTCCTGTATGAATTGAGGAAAGTCACTCAACTGATTTTCGCCGTTTTCTATTCTTTCGATTAGAACTTTTATATATACTTCCATGACTGTTTTTTTAATGATTAAACTTCTGTGGCTTTTAAAGTAGGTACTCCATTTGTTACGGTATATTCTACCTTGTAATATTTTCCGTTAGTTGTATCAAGTTTCACGTTAGCATTGTTGTAACTATTTACAGTTAATTTCCCATTTACTTTCTCTTGATCGAAAAAATATGTAAAGAACACTAAATTTCCAATTGCTAAATTTGGGTGTGTAAAACTTAATTTGTCAGATGAAATTACTGCTGCCGATACATCTAAATACGTTTCACTTCCGTCATTTCCTATGACTTTAATCTCTTCAAGTGTAGATATCGGGAAGTCCTTTTTCAGAATACTCATTTTGTCTGTGTAGATTCCGGCATCGGCTAACGCTTGCTCTTGATATACTGTGCCATTACCTTCCGCTGTTAATAAGCCTGATGATTGGATGGGGGTGATTGTAGGAGCTTCGAGAGTGTACAAAATTGCACTATCTGAAAACTCGGTACATATACCTGCAATAGCATTAATTTCATTAAGTGTCAATAATCTGATTGAAATATCATCTATTGAGACCGTGCTTGAGGCGCTTGTATTAAAGTTCATTAACACGGTTGATGCTTTTATCAAAACCTTTTTGAATCCTGTTGTGGTTATGGTAAGATTTGAGTTGGTTGTCCAACCAGATGTGACTATCACTCCTCCACTTAATGCTTTTACGTTAAATGAAACTATATACCAACTACCTATCGTAACATTTAAACCTGCTCTTAAATAACCCAATACGCTACCGTCAGACTTCGCAACGCCATTTACTGTATCTATGCTCCAATTAGTATCTTTTCCCCACCAGCCAGTATCACTTGTAAATTCTCTATCAGCTGCGTTGGTAATTAGTTCACTTCCTACCGTACCACTACCAATCCTCTTAACCAACTCATATCCGTTCGCTCCTTTCCTTATTTCGTCTTTGACAAGTCCATTGCTCCGCAGTTCAGGAGCATTGATATACAATTTTGATTCTTGATAAGGTTCGTAAGGAATTGCCGTGCTACCCTCATTTATTTGCAAAGTGTTTATATCAATGAAAGTATAAGTACCATTCTGCCAAGAGCCTGAAAGTCTATCTATTGTCTTGCCCGCCTGACTTGTAAATGTTAAATATGCGAAATCAAGTGCGCTTCCTACAACGCCAGCATTGAAGCTCGTATATGTGTCATCTGTGTATACTATGCGAAACAAGAACGTAGTACCAGCAGTTTTGGCAAAATATCCACTAATTGTGTATACCTGATTTGGCTTAAATGTTCCTTTGAATAATGATACATTGCTTCCATTAGTTAAATTTTGCCAGCTCAAACACTCCCTGCCATCTTTAACCACTACCTGAACATAGGATGATTTTTGTTTCTTGCATAAATCATATGAAACAATATTCTTTCCAATGCTTCTTAATCTCCCCGTCGGCAAAAATGATTTCTTGCCCTCGAAATAACTCGAAAACATTGCGTCGCAAGTTGCCAAGCCGGGTTCGTTTCCGAAACCGAAAAGAGTAGTAAGGTCGATAGCAGAAATATATTCTATTTCCGCTGTTTGACCATTGCCAATCCAAATAGATGGGAAAATGTTATTATTAGATGGAGTATGGATAATACTTAATCTCTGAAATAAACCATTTCCACTATGTTGCGCTCCAGCCAGACTGGTGTAAATTGCGTCTCTTAAATCGACTAAGCTAGATGAGGCTTTCACATTGGCATAATAGTACCATTTGCTGCCAATTTTTGTTTTCCCAGTAAGGTCTTTTTGTATCCTTGAATTATCCACAGTCGATGAGGCTGTTATACTACCAACATTAACTGTAATATCCAATCTATTATCAAAATTATTCCACCCCATTAATCCATTCCTAAAATCACCATTAACAATTAGATTTTCTGCCGTCAGCCCTTCAAGTTTTATGTCAGCGTGCCCCGTGGAATTTTTAGGAAATGAAACTGTTTGATAGCCAACTGCTGAAATCTTATCATCTCCAATATTGCCTAAAACATTTGTCAAGTTATCTATTTGTTCTGTATTCTTTTGAACGGATAGTTTTGTATTATCTTCTACTTGTTTGAGCGTTTTAGGACTTGATGTGTAGCCATGATCAGCCTTTTCATCAAGCTCAGTTCTTGCCGTTTTACCACTAATCGGATCAACCACAGCTTGTGGAATTGTGACTGGATATATCGTTGTCGATACGCCTGCGACATCTTTTTTAAGTTTATTAATTTTTGCCATATTTATACTTCGTTAAATTCTGTTGGTAAATATTCTACTGTGTTTAGAATTTGTAAGCCGGAAATGTAATCTCCTTGCTGTTTTGCATAATCTCCTTGCACTACTGCATACGCCCCGGCAGTTACAGATGGTTCACGCAACCATGCTTGATAATCTTCAATTGTTCCTACATTTCCAAGTTCGATCCATAACTGATGAGCATCTTTGCCTTGAAAAGCAATAGCCAAATCACTCGTAATAGTGAATTCTGAAGGATCATCTGCCTGTTCTGTTTTTGATACAATCGTGAATGAATTGACATCGACTGCACATGCTTTTTGTCCATCTGAAAACGTTATATCAGGAAGTACATAATGAAATTCAAGATTGTAATCACCTGTATCTGTATATACTCCTTTCTTGAATTCAATGGAGATAATATTTCCAGTTATCTTGTAATCTTTTTCTTTTATTTCAGTCACTTCTCTGAAATGACGTAACAACAGCTTGCCTGACAAAAGACCCGATATATCTTCTACAACTCCACCTCTTATCAATGCCCAATTCAATTTGAAATCATTACCATCTCTTATTTTCATATCATTACCTCCGCATAATCATTTATATCCGCAACTGCTGTTACAGTAACGGCATTGATATTTGTTCTTGCCTGTGTTTTCTGCGCATCTGTGAGCGTTTGAGGAATAAGCAGATTGACTGTTTTTACGATATCATCTAGGAAATTCTGAAATGTTCCGGTTTTACCACTCGCCAGCCAATCCTCATAAGCACTTTTTCCTACTAATGATGCAAGCCATTGAGCCTGTGTCCCTACAAAACCATTGTCAACAGCTACCTGGTACGTAGACTTCCCATTTACTCCATTAATTCCGTCTGTGCCCTCTAACAGCGGAGGAAGTACTTGTACTGTCTGTCCGCCTTGCATTCCATATATGATAAGCCCAACTAATGTTGATGCTTGAGGTATCGTAGGATCATCTAATCTTTTTATGCTCATACTAATTGTATTATATTTCCATTTTCATCACCAATAAGACTGCCGTCATCTGCCAATCCCTTTATATTCAATATTTGGATAGTGTCAAGATCCACTTCAACAAATTCACCCACACCACCCCAAAAATCAAATCCCCAGCGTAAATCATAATTACGAATAAGGTTTTTCCCACCTTCAACCGTTTCAACTTTTTTGTTTGCCAAACGCTTAATTTCGGCATCAATTGCTAAACGTGAATCACGAAGTGCATTTACCAATGATTTATGATCACGTGAATAAATAGCGAAGGTTCTATCATATTCCGCTCTTTCATATTCAGTGACATGCGGATCTGTATGATCTAATATCGCATTAATGGCTTTTTGATATTGATCTAATGATCCATCAATTGCCAGCAATTTGTCCGATATCCCTGATAACTTATCCTTGTAAATCATTGGCATATAGATACTGTTAATCGCATAGTCTACATTGGAAAGCAGTTGCTCTTGCTCTACATCTAACCGCAAATAAGTAGCATATAACGAACGCCTTTCAGCTTCTGAAATTAAACTGTCTTCTAATGCTACAAGGGTTTCATTATTGATTTTCGTTACCTCTGTTTCAAGTTCTGAAATATTTCCTTGTGCTGTCAATATATCCGTCAAAGCCTTATTTGCATCTGCTAATGCTTTATCGCTTTTATCGTTAAGAGCTTCATTATTTTCCTTAATCGTTTTTTCTGCCTGCTTGATTTTATCTTTTAAATATTTATCCCAGCTATCTTCAAGATAGTTGGATACAGTAGCAGAGATAGCACCTGTATTAAGATTATGTTCAAGTTGTGTAATGCGGATAACCTGAGAAAATGATCTTTGAGGAATTGAAATAACAACCAAATCGCCGACTTTGAGATCATCCTTATCACGCATCCACCTGTGATCAATATCAATCGTGAATTTTACTCGTTTCTTTGAATAGAATTCAAGCCATTTCAAACCTTTTGCACGCAACCTGATGATTGATGCATTCACATACGATTGCGGCATGATCAATCCGGTGAAATTGAATTCATCCCCTGTTTTTGCTTTTTTCAAAGATGATGGAATAGTCGGTTTAACTCCATCCGCATCCGGAAGAGCCGTTTCGTCATCTTTGGAAATAAGTGTAATTTGCTTTAAGGCATTATCCCAGGTAAACTCAAACGAATTACCCATTAAATCACCTGTGAGGAAATTTATCCTTGCTGTATCTCCAACGGCAATGGCTTGAATATCGAAATCAATAGCCGGACAAGTAAGCACCTTGTTATTTTCTCCCGATACAGTTGCAACTGCTCCTAAGAAGTGAGGAAATTCTTCCTCAAACTTCATTTTTCGTTCAACAACCTTATTGCGTTCGGTAAAGTTTTCAAGATAGTTTTCAGGTAATTTCAGATAGCCCTCTTCATCTGCATACTGAAATGGCACATTTTTATTACCCCCTCTTACATACACTCTTGTAACGGTATCTTCTTTGTCAACATTTCGCTGGTTAACTTTGTATAAGCCTTTCTCTCTACCTTGTTCGAAAACAAATGCTGTGACATTCTCGATCCGCTCTACAAAATTGATAGTCTTTCCGATGCCTGGAAAATGATATTCAGCATCGAATTCTTTAGCAAACAATTTCAACGATTCCCTACAATCGATATCACTTATTGTAATTGTCTTGTATTCTGTGTCGATAATATTTCCAACCGACCAACCTGTATCAACTCCATCAGGATTTTCAGCTGATTTATTCACACACCAAACAACCAAAGAAACGAAATCGATAAGTTTTCCTGTTAATGTAAAGTTTGTTGATCCGGTTATTTTGTTTACAAGAAGTTTATTGATCAGGGTATATTGAGGATGTTCGAAAATAAGATCATAGGAGTATTTAACTTCTGATTCAATTTCATATTCAACATCACGGTTCAAAGTATATCTGACATTGTTATGAAGCATATAGTCACCCTCTGATATATTAAGGGCACTATCAACAATAACAGAAACCTGAATTTCATCAAGACCCATTATTGCAGTTTTTGGAACCGCATTTTTATCTGAAATCTTAACTATTTCAGTCTGAACACTCTCTATATCTCTGTAAATCGTTATCACACGCTTATTGCTTTAATGGTAAATTTTAGAATGTTGTTTAACACAACATCAACCGTTAATCCATCTTTAAAATATACGTTGAATGCTTTATTCTGTAGAGTTAGAACATGCATTCCTGACGACATCATTACAGCTTCAAATTGGCTTATTTTATCATACACATCTGCAAAACTGTTACCAATCATCGAACATCTGAGGTTTATCTCTCTTAATCCTCTGTAATTAGTCTTTTCATAGAATTCAGTAGTACCTACCTCAATTCTTTTGGCTGTATTCAATATATTATTGCTTTGAGCGATAATTATTCCAAAATCATTCCGTAAATCGAAATCATCCAGTCGAAACAAGCCGGATCCGGAAGGGATAATCGTAATAGGTTTTAATACAAAATCGTTTTGCCAAAAATCAACCTGAGTAAATAGATAATTACCAACATTATGCACCATTATTTCATCCTTGCAAACCACATTATATGAATCGTATTCGGTTGAAATGACCTTACATGAAATACAAGCCGATTTAAAAGCTTCAAGGTCTCCAGGTTCCATAACCGCATGGAGTGTAAGCATTCGACCATCAAGCTCAATATCTTGATCCTGAACAAATGGTTCAATAGTCGTTCCCCAGTCATGCTCTGTTTTTCCTAATCGTTTAGGCAAGTCCAGTATTCCATGAAGTGCAAAGTATTGACCCGACAGTGCTGGCTGTGCACCATAATTCGAAATGGGTATATCGTCAAGTTTATAATTCATAAGTCTTCTTCTTTTTCAAAACAGTTCTTGATGCTCCTTCGCTTTTTGCATTTCCATATAAATTGACAATTACTCGTGATGGATCATAAATCTTCGCTTTCACTTCGCTTTCATCCAATGCATCGACCATGATAACGGCGTAACCGCTTGTCTCAACACGAAGCCTTGAATTACCACTCACATAAGCCCGGCAAACGGCCCAATTGGTTAACTTTACGCTTACATTACAATTGCCTATCAACACAAGTTTTTGAGGATTATAAAGCGTAATTTCTTCATCGACATATATTCCGGCTTCTCTGAATTCATCTCTATATTGCATGAGAAATTCTTTTGTTGGAAATTTCCTGGCAATACAGAAATCTTTGTAATCATAGAATCCTTCGATCACATCTTTTATGCTCTTACACTCTTTTAGTACTTCTATCCCTTCTTCGCAGCCTTTTAAAGCTTCGGCTTCGGCTATTAAATATGTTAATTTCATTATCCCCTGCTGTTTATTTGTTTAGTATTCTTTTTGATATCTTCAAGTTTATCATTCATTACATCGAATTTTTCCTTAATGCCGTCAGTATTATCGGCCGTTTCGCGAGTATTGCGATTAATAGCTGTCAACTCATTTTGCATAGCATAAAGATCCTTTGCAACATCAGGCATTTTAGTGTTTTCAAGATGTTGCCTGATGGCTCTGGTGTCCATTGCCGACATACTCCATAATCCAACCAACTGTGATCCGGTTCCTTCAGTCATTTGGGATTTCAGCTCACCGGTTACCCCACCATCAGTTTTATTGTTTTTATCCAGATATGGATCAAGTGCGTTTTTGTATTGTGCTGCTTTGTTATCAATAGAATTCAACAATGAATCTATTACTTTTTGCTCCATTGTGTCTATTCTGCCATCATTCTTAATTGAGCTGGCGATCTTATTCATCAACTTATCAACTTCGGGTTGCAACTGGCCACTCATGTATTTGATAAGAGCATTACGAAGAATCCCTTTCACCACATCAGCGGACTTCTTAGCTGCACTTTCACCACTTGTCCAGGCATCTGCATAAGCTTGCGCAAAATCATCAATGGCGGACATTACATCCGTACCTGCAAGCGATTCAAGAATGCGATCCTTGTTTTCAGATATGCGTACATTTAAATCATCAAGTATATTTTGCCACTCTTTTATCGCTTCGTCATCTCGCTTCTTTTTCTTCTTGCTTTTTTCAGCCCGGATGCTGTCCTCTATTAATCTTTTTTGTTGCTCCAGGTTGCGTTGTTCATCTTCAAGGATTGATGCTGCCTTTGTCGAATATGTTTTAGAGATAGCGTTTTCAAGCTTTTCATAGGCTTTTTCAAGATCCCCTACTTGCTCCTGATTCTTCTTGATAGTCCTGTTGGCATCACGGCTTTTCTTATCGAATACATCTAAAGCTGAAGTAAGCAACTGAACACTTCCTGCAACAATATCAGCCGGATTACCGGAAGCAATACCTTTTGCCAATGTAGCGGCACCATTTACCATTTCACCGATACCTTTGAGCATCTTTTGAGTTTCTTCGTCTCCGGCAATACCCATTTTGATAAGCCCATCAGTGATGGAATTGAATATGCTGCTTACCTGATCCAATGAAGCTCCGGCATTTTTGGCGATATCCTTAAAATCACCGTCACTGCTCTTGAATTTCTTTATTGCTTCTGAAAGTCCTTTAAAAGGATTTTTATTTTCAATCTCATTGGTGATCTTTTCAATTCGTTCTCTTAGTGCACCCAATTCAGCAGGATCCAGATTTAGCTTCTTCCAATGTAATTCCAATTGACGAATGAGCTGGATCATATCATCAACTGCCATTTTATCCAGGTTACTGAATGCTTTGTTCCAAAGATCTGATGTGAGGATATCAAATACATCTACATCCTTTAAATCCATTTTAGAGAGCTTCTCACGCAGTTTCTTGGAATATTCGCCCATTTGGTTATCCACTATGTCATCGATCACGGTAGATGACATGAAACCGTCGAGAATGCCTTTGCCGACACCTTCAACACTTCCGACATCACGTTTAGCTAGTTTTTTGGTATCTTCTTTAACTTCTTTGAGCTTGTTTGAATAATGATCAAGTTGCTTGGTAGCTGAATTAATGACACCGGTTAACCTTTTCCACTCACTTGAACCTACCTGATCAGTTCCTAACTTGTCACGTGCTGATGTGGCTTCATCAAGTACGCTTTTCCAATAGTCCTTGTTTTTGATGATTGCTGCATCTGTGGTGCTATTGACTGATTGAAGGGCTGTCTTATTTGTTTCAATCAGGCTTTGTATTGCTTTGAGTGCAATTCTATCATTTGCACTTGCAAAATCGTTATTACCGGTTGATTTGATTTTCTCTTTCAATTCAGCTTCTTTCTGTAATAAGGCAACACGCTCAGACTGAAGATCCTTTTTCCTTGCATCCGGGTTTCCCTGATAAAATGCTTCTTTATTTAAATCAGCTATCTCATCAAGCTGAGCTTTCAGCAATTTTGTTTCTTTAATAGCTATATTAAGTTGCTCTTTGTAATATGTGGTCTCCCCACCAACCTGCCTTTCGTCTTTACCCTCTAATTCTTTGATCTTTTTACGATAAGCTTCAATATTCTTGATCCTTTCATTGTATTGTGCCTGAATGGTACCCTGTTCTGTCTGATCTGATTTTTCAGATAACATCTTCCCAATATCGGCTGGATCCATATTCTTGATATCTCCTATGCTTTTGCCTTTCAGTTGTGGGAGTAAAGCAATCAATTCTTTGTAAGCTTTCGTTTGCTGATAAACAGATGCTGTTTCATTGTTTAGAACAGAAATAAGTTCACCACCTTTAGTTTTCAGTGCTTCTTTTCTATTCTTTGCTTCTTCTAGTGTATCATTGAGTTTCTTTTGGGCTTTCTCTGCTATTGTGGTACGATCATGCAAGGCGATCATTATAGATACAAGACCTACAACTGCAGCAGCAACTGCAACGTATGGATTCTTCAACATTGTAATGTTAAGAAGTTTCTGCGCTTTCTCAACCAATAACAGCCATTTGTATTGTGCCATTTGCGCAATTGTCCATCCACTTTCGGCAACGGTTACTGCAACAACAGCGGCCCTGTACACTCCGTATGTTGTTACTAACGCTGCAAGCACCCTGCCAATATTTTCGTAATTGTCGATAAGTAATTTTGTAGCCTTATAAGTGTTAGTGATGAAGCCTTCCGACATCTTACCAAGATTGTTGAACATCTCTTGTGTAGATCCTTCTATCTGTGCTTTCAGACCTTTGACACCTTCGGCTTGTTTTTGTGTCATTCCATAGAACTTACCACCTTCAGCAGTTACACTCCGGAATGCATCGGCAACCATATCGGAAGAAACGGCACCTTTCTCCATCTCTTTCTTTAATTCGGATATCGATTTACCTGTTTTTGCGGAAATCTCTTGTAATGGATTGAAACCGGCATTGATCATTTGGTTAAGATCCTGGCCCATCAGTCTGCCGGTACTGGACATCTGAGCGAATGCAAGTGTGAGGGATGCAAAACGTTGCTCATTGCCCATTGAGATATCACCTATCTGCTTGATGATGGGAATGGTATCTTCAGCTGCTACGTTAAAACCAAGTAATGTTTGAGCGGCTTGTGACACACCTGATAGAGATAACGGACTTTCTACTGCAAATTCCTTTATCTCAGCGATCATTCTATCAGCATTTGCCCTACCTCCGAGTAACGTCTCGAATGATGATTCAAGCATCTGCATTTCACCCCTAACATCTACTATTTGACTAACGAATTGTGTCAATGTAGCTGCGCCAAATACAGTACCGATAACCATTCCGGCACTACGTACACTATCTGATATTGAATTGACAATTCTCTTTGTTTCGTCAGCATCCCGATACATGCCTGTATTATCAATGCCGGAAGCAAAGTAAAGTGCACCATCCCTGTTAAGTACTCCCATATATTTTCTCTTAAAATATAAGGGAATTAGGAATTTGATTAGACTACCACTCTTCTATCAACTGTTTTCCTATTCATTGTTTTGCGCAAACCGATATCTTCAATATATTCAGCTAAAATTGTAAGTGAGTCAGGTGCGTCATCATGCTTATTGCCACCCTCTTTTTTATAACCGGTCAAAGATTTCATGAATCGGTCGTAATCAGATCCTTTAACGATATCGCTTTCATGCAGGAATACACAGTGTTTCTTGATCCAGCCCGACTTCATTAAAATTCGGGTTTCTTTGTTTTTCGTGGTAGATTTAGTTTGAATCTCACATTTATGCTTTTTGACATTTATATTCTTTCGTATGCTATTGCCAAATATGCGACCGCCGTTATTTGACTCAATTCTTATCTTATCACATCCTGTATCAATAATAGCTTGAGTGATTCTTGGCTCTGTAACTTCGACTGGATCTTTAGTAAATACAACTTCTTTAATGAATACCTTATCGCCAAAGATATCGCCAAATGGAGCTGCAAAATCATCGTCGCCTTGATCTGCAACATCACATGAACCAATAGTACCATCTGCCTTGCGCCCCTCAATATCTTTTCTTCTGTATCGCTGAAGTTCTGATTTAGGGAACAGTAATCCTTTTGCTTCAATTGGGTTCTGCATGTACTCAGCTTCCCAAATCGATTCATCGAGATCATTACGTATCTCATGATAATATTCTGTTGTGTGCACATCTTCGCAAAATGACTGACCATTTTCATCAAGTGCAGCGATACGGATAATTTCATTGTATTTGCCGGATGATTCAAGCCGGCCCAACACATCCGTTTCGCTCCACCTGGTACCTATGTCAATAGAACAACAATTACCCTCTATACGTGAATCATGCGTGCCCTGTTTCCAGCTCCAGGTTTTTTCGTTATTGTTATCGGACATGGCTTCTTCAAGTGACTTGTAAAGGTCATCCGTCATTGCTAACATGGAAGCACCGAAGCCGATCACGGTGCCCCCAACACCGGCACCGAAATAACCCACCTGCCGTGATGTCTGCAAATTCCAGCCATTAACATTTTGTTTATCGGAAGACAGTTTTACTTCAGGGAAGATATCTTGAAACTTATTGCTTTTTACAATATTTCTCGTATCATAAGAAAGTTTATTGTACAGCGTCCCGGAACAACAGTTTCTCATTACCGAATGTTCAGGAAAATGCCCAAGCATCCAAGCAATGAAAAGTGACGAAATGTAAGATTTTCCAGCACGAGGTGGCATACTCACAGCGAGCCGGTATATCGTTTTGTTAGAAAATGACTCAAAAACACGCATAAAGGCATCAGCGATTCTTTTCAAGAACCGCCTTTTTGTAAAGAAGTCGTAATCAACATAAAGGCAAAACAACCAAAAATGCTGCTTTGCCCCTATCTTTAAGACGTCTTTCACATCGTCATATGCGTAACGCTCCATTATAGTTTTTCTATTAACTTATCTATCTGATCTTTGGTTAATCCTGACGGTTCTTTAATTGATTCTCCATTTGACGTAATATCTGTCGGTTGTAATGCTTTTCCAAATATACGATCCATAAGCCTATCCAGATTTGCCATCTGCTTATTCTCAATATCGCCTGCGATCGATGAAGCGATTATCACTACTGCAATTGGCGTTGTTTTTTTCTTAGCAATAGCTACCAATTTGTCTTTGTCCACTGATAAAAGAGAAAGGGCAATCTTCCGAAAATCTTCCAAAGAAAGAGGATCATCAAGTTCATTTAGTTCTGAAATGATCTGTTTAAAACGTGATGGCTTTCTACCCTGATTTTTGGGCGGGTTAGTTTTAGAGAACGAAGTTTTATTAGGTTTCGTCCCTTTTACAAATCTACCTTTTGCATCTCTTTTAGCCTCCATTTTTCCGCCAATTTTTTAACTCATGCAAATATCACTAAAAGCGACATCAGCATTATGTTTGTCCGTCAATTTAATTTTACCTATTTCAGATGAATATTTTAAAATGGCAATTTACCCTGATTTCTCATGCTTTCCTGCCATTTTCTTTGTCTTCGTCTGCTTGCTGCGGTACTGGTCCTAATCTTAGATCCTGAACCACCTTTTGTACTTCCTGATGCCATAATCTTATATTTATTCGTTAATACTTTCCCAAAGTTTTTCTCCTCTCAATGATTTATGCTTTTTAATATCCTTATTAATCGTTTTGTATTTCTCGATCATTTTCATGTGATAGTCAAAATGAAAATCATACAGTCCTGGATTTTCCTCTATAGTGAATTGTTCAATATTGGACGAACTCCTTAAGTTCGCTGATCCGTGAATTACGATCTTCTTTCCACCTAAAGTTTCAAACATCGCGATTTTCGTGTGACACCCTGTTGATGCTAACTGAAATTTATTGTCGATATCCAGCTTATTATAGATATACGGAATTAAAGCTCTACGTTCATGAGCATAGAAGTAATCCGACAATATTAAATTCAACTCATCGACATATTCACCTTCAATTAAATTGACTAAACTATCAACATTGTTTTGATCTAACGATAAAGTGGAAATGGTTAGTCTTAAACACTTCGCATTATTACTCGTTATAAATGCTTCAATGAAATCACCGAAAATAAAGTTTCCGGCAACAATACAATCATATCTCATTCCCGGAGTGATTTTTAATTGCTCTGCCAATTTCAACGCATTGCTGTATTTCAGCTTGCTATTCGGTAAATCCTTTGCGATTTTTGATTGAATGTACCGGTTATCGAATCCGTTTTCTGATATTGCTATATCAAAGTCAAAATCAGGGAAATCAATATCTATGTTTAATTCTTCTATCATATCGTTAATTTAAAATATACATTTGTTGTTGTTTTCGGTTAAATAACAAAAGCCGCCCATCCGGGTTGAAAGGCGGCTATATTTACCTGATTGGTGAGTTACCATTTGGACCAGGCTTCTAAATCCTTTTCGTCGCTGTTCCAAAATTCCGTTACACGAGTGAACACTGATTCAACTTGTGCTCCGGTTAATTTATTAATCTTACTTATAAGCTCCGTAACATCAACGCCCCATTTTGTGCCAAATCCGTCAAATGTATTAGAATCTTCAACACTCATAGCTAAAGCACCCGTCATACATCTAAATTCAGGGGTTACGAGTGTACCGTTTAGGCTGTCAGCCATGTATGACCATTCAGCCTTGCTAAACTTCCCTTTTAGTTCATTAAGCGAATAACGTCTGATCTGTTGCAAATAAGAAAGATCATCAGCGATCATGAATATTTCATTACCCTGTTGATGCACCCTTTCGGCTTCATCCAGGATAGCTTTAACGGCACCTCCGGCAGTGCCACCCCATTTTATTAACCATTCCCACATTTCCTGAGGAATTCTGGTTGTAACCGCCTTGCTGTTCTCTTTTTTCATAACTTAAATTTCGTTTAATTGATTGTTTTGTTTAATTTTGCACAACAGGCAATTTTTTACTTAGATTTTAATTGTTGCCTGTCCGAATAGCCCCTCTGTGTAGAGAGGCTATTCTATATATTGCCAACCCTCTACGTTGTCAATGCCACCTTCATTCCATGTTTCCCACGAACCAAACGATTTACATCCTATATAATAATGTATTTCGTCGTTTCCGAGAAAATAATCTGTGAATTTTATCAAAACACGTACCGAGCAAAGCGTTAAAACCTCGTCTTGCCTTGGTGTTTCTTCCGGATCTCTCCAAACATCGTTTTCAAGGACTGTTCTAATTTTTTTATAAAGGGAATCGTAAACCTCCTTATTTGGGCGGTAACCGTTTAATAAATCTGTTGTGTATTGGTCGACTGTTTTAATTTTTATTGTTGCCATTTTTTTATATATTTGCGCCCGATGATCGAGCAGGTTAATGTTTTGTTGCTTGATTGTTGGGTCCCCAGGTTGCAGCTTGGGGACCATTTGTTTATTATTCTTCTATTTCTGAAATTATAAATTCCTCGAAATGTTCTTGCCAATTGGAACTAATTACCGACCATTTACCGTACCTATATTCCCTATACCCTGGACCCTCTTTATAAAACTCGCTTTCTTCAACAGCTTCGTTAAGCTCTTTAATTAAGTCTTCGTCATCAACAACTTCATAGTTTCGGAAGTCGTCGAACTCGTTTGAAACCACAACCGTTCGCCAGTTGTGCCCATCCCAATAATTGAATCCCCTGCATTCACCATACTTAGAATTCTTTTCTTCATACTCCTTGATCCAATTTTGAATCTCAGCTTTTTTTTCTTCGCTTAATGAAACATTCAAACCGTCCAGGTCCCACCCGAACCAATACACAGAGAAGTCATCGTTAATCTCCAGGTCGTCAGTATCAAGACCGTTCAAGAACTTTTCTTTGATAGCATTAATACATTCAGTGTACAGATCGCAAGAGTGATTAAGGACCGACCAGTCTCCTGCATCGGTATGCCCAACCAATTGTCCATAATCATTATATGTGTTATGGATGTACATGTCCTCAAGTTGATTTTCAGGGATTGAGTAATACTTTACAATCTCGTCGACTTCATTAGTTTTTGTAAGGAATACATTCTCATTTGTTTTCATAATCTTTTGTTTTTGTGGGATTGTAGTCCCGGTTATTTTTAAATGTCTTCAAAGTTACAATAACGATTTCAATAATGCAAGTAAATAGCAAACTATTTGCAATCATATAGATTCTTTCAATATCTTATCATTAGTTATATCTATTTCATTTATATTAAATACTATATTTTCAAAACAACGTTTTCCCATTCAGCTTCTCTTTTATCAGATTTACTACCTTGTAATAGCAATCAAACAACTCCTTTTCGCTCTCGGATCCGGACCAATCGGAAAATTTCTCACCATAAAAAAACCTCCACATGAACACATTCCTTGCATATTCTGAAATTACAAGCGATTCGAATATATCTCGCACGATCCTTGTTTTTTCAACTATTTCTCCAGGTCTGTCATGATCTTCCTCGATTACATCCTCAATTTCAATATGTGAATACTCTACATTGTAGTCAATAAGCAAATTTCTATACCTATGTCGATAAGGCGATGTCATTGAAGTAGCATTTAATTTGATCATCCGTAAAACGAAATAATCAAGTTCTCTATATTGACCTGACTTCTTATTATACAATCCCGCTAACTGCTCTTCAGGTTTATTAAGTAGATCAAGCAATACTTCATTTAATACATCAATAGCTTCATTTCCTATTCCTGCACAACCGCAATGGTATGATGCATAATCCAACCATCTTTCATATCTTTTATCAATGTAATTATTTATCTCTTCTGTTGCCATATTCAATTGTTTTTCATATATTTGCGTATCACCAACAAATCGAAAAACGATTAATTAAAGGCGATTGAGATTTATTTCCGATCGCTTTTTTTAATTTTCCATATTTTGTCACTTTTTTTGAACTTATATCTTCTGTATTGCTGTCTTGTAACAGCTTTTTTACTGTATTCTTCTGCATCTTTGATTCTTTTTTCTTCTTTTTTATCCCTTTCAATTCTGAATAACATTTCACGTCTATACGAAGTGAATTCAATAAGTGCTGATGATACCCTGAGTGGATCCACTGAACCGTACAACTCACCAAATTTACCCGACTTGAACTGAAAGAAGAATAACAACAATTCTGAAGCTTTCAGATAGTAATAATCTGTCATGATAATATCCGATAACATCATCATCTGGTCCGGATTCATCTTGTTTTTTGTACCGGCATAAGTATTCAAATTCTCGATTTGTGCCAGGATCCACACACGGACCTGTTCGGTCGGGTATGCATTTCGAAGTGACGCTATTGTTGGTGCATCACCGGAAAATGATCTTTCAATATTTTCAGCACATGCACGTTGAAGATCCGGATTAAATGTTTCTGCGAATTTTCTCCCATCTCCATATTTTTGAATGATTGCCAAATCAGCTTGAGAATGCTTCTTCTGCTTTTCTTGCAAGCCATTCGAGGCGATCTGCATCGGCATTATTTCGTTTATTCTCTTTGTTTTCTTTGCTTCTGTTATCATAATTACCTTCTAATACTTTTGGGAAATTTGTTGGTTTTATAAGCCAGTCAAATGTTGCTTGAAATCCTGTACTATTGTTGCCTTTTAAGAAATCGCTATTTGATGCTTTTTTTATCATTTCGGCAAATGCTTCTTTGCCATGTTCTCTTATACGCGCACGAATACTGTCTCTACGTTTTTCGGATATTGGATATCTTACTTCTTTAAACACACCTTTTGTTTCTGAATTAAAGTAATCAACAATTTTCTTGTAGTCAATTTGCGTTCGCGAAGCTTGCTTCTCGGACATAGTATCTACGTTAGTAGATATTATTTCCTTTACTTTACTTTCCTTTACTTTACTTGTTATGTTTTTTTTGTCATTTGTTATAACATTGTTATTTGTATCTATAACATTGTTATTTTTTTCATCTTCCCATCTGATTTTCATTCCTTTTTTTCCTGCTTCTGAACGCTTTTTTTTCGATTCATCCTTTATTTCCATACGCTTGTTAAAGCTTTCGGAGTAGAAGTACTTACCGTTTTCGGTAAAGACAAATAACCCAAAATCTTCGACAACAGATTTAATCGTTTTGGAATCAACACGAAGGTCAAAGGCTATCATATTATAATCTTTGACACTCATGTAATCTGATTCCTCTCTTAATCGTTCTAAAAGCATGAAATAAACGCCATATCCTTCAGCGCCAAGTCGCATTCGCAGCGCGAGTATCTTCTCATCATTACGGGAGTTACTATCATGGCTGAAATAGTTTGTCTTTTTCATATTGCATTTGGTGATTTCCTTGAGTTGCATGTTCCGCATAAAATCCTCAGAATTTCATAGGTGTTTAACTTTTCAATTGGATAGTGACCTTTGGCTGTCAGATATACTGACACAATATGATCTACCTGTAAGTTGTCTGATGATCCACATAACACACACCGATTATTGCATTTCTTCATAATAACATCCCTAACATCCTTTTTTGAAATAAATCCACCTGAAGATCCCCTTATAGCATCATATCTTGCTCTAAATTTGTTAGATGAAAAACTCAACCGGTTTTTATAATTTGGCTTCCAAATTGGGAAGCTATCAATGTTATTTTCTTTCATATTACACTACTTCTGTCGAACGTTCAACATTCAATTCCCTATACTTACACTTCCTGATCAGGTCCTTATTACTATCAACTAATTTTATGATTTGATTATGAAATTCTGTAATACTATTATTTGTACCTCTCGATTGCACAACCTCTAATGTTTTTAAATTTAACTCGATCGTTTCAATTCTCTTGTCTTCAATTTTAGCAGATAATATCAGCGAATCAGACCTCTTATAATACTGACTGCTATAGACGCAATGATGCATCGCTTTTGATTCCTGATAGAATTGCGTAATGGATTCAAGCGGTTTTATAACTATATTCCCATCTGTAAGGACAAGACCAAAAAAGATCATTTTCTTTTCATAGAATTGAAGTATTGCTTCTTTTCTTGAAATTTGATCTCTTAATGCTTCCTCTCTTTGCCTTTCAGCTCTTCTTTTTGCTTCAATTTTTTCTTTTCGATTCATCAGTTTATCATGTTCTTTTTTCAGATCTTTAGGACAAACATATTTTGCATTGTGAACATCAAGATTGAAGTAGTGTAGAAAATCTATATAATCAACCCACATTGAAGCATCCTTAATTTTATACTTGTTTCTGTTGCAAATATTAAAAGAGGGTTTATATTGGATATTACACGAACCTCTTTTATAGAGATACTGAAGCATTGAATATTGCTTTGTTTTAAGGCATAACTCAATATCGTTACCCCCTGTCAACAATGCCCTAATCAGCTTAGAAGGAGAAACATTATAAAAACTACTCTTTAACCCTCTCTTTTTAAGAATTGGAAGAAGTTTTGCGGTTGGATATATTTCGCCATACATAGAATATTTATCACCGTAATAATATCTTCCGTTATTTTCGTTTTTAATGCTTAATGGTTGCCAATATAACCACCCTGTACCTCCTAAATTCATGGGTTTAGCCATGATCGTTCGCTTGCCATCTATGGATATCCATTCTTGCACGACTTCCGCAAAATAATAATTTAAAAAAGCATTCTTCTTCCTGGTGAACCTGTTACAATAAATGCGACGTAGTACTTGATAATCTCCTGAAACCGTTACAATAGTCATATATCCTACTTCATCATTCTTTTGTTTTTTGCTTACCTTTACTGTGAGCTTTTGATGACAAAATGGACATTCAGATTTTACACCGATACCAAGAGATACTGACAATTCACTGATATCTGAATTTATCCATGTATGACCACAATCAGAGCACCAAAGTTCATCTTTGCACTTGTATGCTTCGTGAGTGAACATATGGGTTTTTGCCCATTCTATTTCCATTTCAAGTGGTGGAAGTTTACTGCTTAATGCAGTCACTTCCACTTCTCTTTTACTTCGTGGTTTCATGATCAGAATAGGCTTAACTGTTCAACTTCTGTTACTTCTTCAACCTTTTTTTCAGCGATCTTTTCAAGTTTTTTCGCTTTACGATCATGTTCTTTTTTGAGTATATCTGCCTGGTACTTATCGATAGCTTTCTGGTGAGCTTCTGCTTTTTCTTCTTCAGTAAGTTCAATGGTATGATTTATCACTACTCGTGCCCCAATTCCTTTGCCTACATCAATGCTTTCTTCATCATAATAGTGTACTGCCATCCCAAACACTTCTTCATCTGTAAACCCATTGCAGCCACTATTTTTAACTGTATTCAGAATATAGGTTGCACAATCGTCAATGTTCTTATTTTCATTTGCATACTTTTCAGCGAACTGAGTATCATTTTCAGCTCTTTGGTCCAAATATGATTTAACCGTATTCTTGAAATTATCTGTTGTTTTCATAGGTTGTATTTGATATTGCGTTTTATTACCTCACCTAACTTTATAAAAAATGAACCACTATGTTTTAGATTATTAAAATCTACTGCGAACTTTGCTATCGCACGTGCTTGAGTAGTATCGAGTTCAATAATTCCTGATAAATCTCTTTGATTTGATTTCAGGATCTCCAGTGCTTTTTCAAGTCCTTGTTTTGCACCTGAATTTTCAGGTTTATTAATATTTTCGTGTTTGAGAATATTCGTTATTTTTCTTTGTAAATCTGGTTTTGTCATGGGTTTAATTATTTATTTGCATTGGCATTAATACGTATTGAGAATCTGAATTATTTTGAGATGTGAAAAGCGCTGCTTTGGATGATTCGGTTAAATACATTATACATGTATCAGAATCAATGCTTTTCATTACATCTAAAAGTAAACTGCTTTTAAAACCTATCTCAATCTCGCTATATACAGTATCAAGAAATATATCTTCTTTTGCTGAACGTGCATTGTCGAAACTTTGCGATGTTAAAATCAGGTTATTGCCTTTTATATGCAGATTAATAAGTAACGAACTTTCATCTGCGAATATTGATACACGATTAATTGCTGCTATTAAATCAAAACAATTAACCTCTACATTCATAACCGGATTTTTTGGTACTACGCTCCTGAAATTTGGGTACCTGCCCTCAAATAGTCTGTATTTGATAAAGTATCCATCAATTTCGAACTGAATACTTCTATCATCATATTCTATCTTGATGTCATCTTCCTTGTTAAGAAGATCTGAAATGATTTTGGTTATCTTACATGGAATATTGACATTGATTTCTTCATTAGGATAATTATTTCCGGCTTCATATATTCCAAGAACGGTGCTATTCGTTGCCGCAAATGATACCGATTCATTCTTACATGAAAGATTAACTGTTGCCATTATTGGACGAAGTTCATCGTTGGCTGCAAATTTGCCAAGTGATAACCCTTTCTTCAGTATTTTGTTGTTTATTGAAAATACCTTGCTGTCTGCCTGGTCCGACATGATTGGAAATAGAGTTGCATCACTTCCTTGCATTTCAAATCTTCCATTGTAGTAGTAAATCTTAACCCCAAACGAATTATCTACATCGATTGTAAGAGGTTGATCAGGTAATTCTTTCAGTGAATTTAAAAGAGTTGACGAATCGAGTAGGAACTGAACATTAACATTGTCTTGTGCCTGGCACTCGATAGTAGTAGAAATTTGCCCTGATTCATCACAACCTGTTACGGTTAATATTTGATCAGTGAAGTCGAACAAAAACGAGCTATAAGCAAGTTCTTTTCCTGATTTTACAATTCTACCCACATTCCTTAGTTTTGTGAACAAATGGTTTCTTGATACGATAATTTTCATGTTGTTTTTATTTTAAATAGTTATTGAAATTAAATTTACTCTCCAATTAAAAGTTTTTCGTCCGTAATAATACCCGACTGAACAATTGAATTCTTAAGCATATTCGGGTTTTCGGCATTTCTCATCATGTTTAATACCTGCGCTTTGACCTTGTATCCGTCAATCACAACCTTGCTTAGATCTGCAATTGCTTTAGCCGTTTCAACGTCTATTTTCTCATTCGGATCTGCTTCCGGATCACTGTTATTTTTCAACATCTCGATTGATGCAAAAAGATGTTCATTTAGTTTATCAATGCTTATTTGTCGGTTCATAACTATTTATTGTTTTTGTTAATTTATTTTTTTTTTTAATGCCCTCTCATACTCAATCTCTTCCGTTTTGTTTATTATCAGCGGTCGGCAGTAATCTCGACTTAACGGCTTGCCATAAATGTCATATGCTTGCTCTCCGAGTCTTACTGTTTTCATATGTTGATAACGCATTGGTATAGAAACACCTTTTGACCATCTATCATCACCTGACGTGTTGCCTACCCATATTTCCCCCAATTCCAACTCATGCTCGCAAGAAGAATATTCAAAGGCATCCTTTGTGAAGTTTCCGTTGTTAATCCACTCGTAGCCAGGCGATATCGTTACTTTAATCATTTTCTTTTATTTGTTTTCTAAGTTTATTATTAAGTTTAATGGCTCTTTGAAGTTCAGCCGGGTATTTCGTGCACCGATTCATTTCCGCGAGTTCCGCGTTAGATATGCACTTTAGATTTTCAATTTTGCAGTTCTGCTTGTTACCGTCTTTAAACTGAACATTGTAACCTTTAGGTATAGGACCGTTGTGCTTCTCCCAAATCAAACGGTGTTTCAGTTCAAAATTTTCGTTTTTATTTAAATCACGAACTTTAACCTCAATATATCCATCTTTGGTAATACGCTTATGCCCGATCGGTTTACGATTTGGCGGAACATTACCCTTGCTGAATCTTGTGCCCTTCGTTCGTTCAATAGCTTCTTTGCTCATGTATTCAGTTTGCTTTTTGCCCTTATTAGATGGTGTTTGCCCTTTTTTGAATTGATATTTTCTGCCAGGATGGTTTGGGTTTTCCATTGACTTTCTTGAAATCTCTTTGATAAATTCTTTCGATTTCTCTAGTCTTAGTTTTTTGGCTTGTCTGTATATTGCTTTGACACTACAATTGTACTTTTCAGCCAATTCGGCAGCAAGAGTGGTAGGGTATAACTCTTTCAGATCTTCGAGCATTTCATTTGTAAAGTGGTATTTCTTTGTCATGACACTTTTATTTAGTGCCAGGCTATTGGTTGTGAGGGTGTTAAGAAGAAAATTCAGGGTGGTATATAAACACAAAAAAGCTGAATCCTGAACTTTTATTCAGAATCCAACTCGCTTTAATGTGACAAATGTATAAATTATTTTTATATAAACAAACTTTTACGAAAAATAAATTAAATATTTTTCAACAAATCTAAAACCTTTCTATTTGCATTATCACATATACTATAATCTATGTCAATATAAATATCAGCCATTCTGTGCTCTGGTGAAACATGCCCAAGGCAAAAATCAATATCAGATTTTGATATGCCTGCTTTGTTTCGTGCGATACTAGCCCAGCTGTGTCGTGCCCAATTGGTGCTTATCTGAGGTGCACCGATTTCTTTTCCAATATCTTTAAGTCCTTTATTTATATTACTTCGAAAGCTGTCACTATCGGCATATCGTTTAATATCAGACAAAAAACTTTTACTGCTGTATTTGTCAAGTAATATTTTTAGTTCAGGTTCAATTTTAATGGATAACATAAACATCTCATTATCTTCTGTGTTAGTCTTTGATCGTTCATAATTCAACCTTCCGAATTCAGGATCAGACGACCTGTATAAGTCTCCAATATTTATTCCCATCAGGTAAAATTGCATCATAAACACATCTCTAGCCATTGATACTCTGATAGATTCAGAATTGAAATCACGAATTTTTATAATATTTTCAATTGATATGTTTCTTCTCTTTTTTTTGTAATTAGGAATATCGACATCAAAAGGATCATTAGGTATTCGGATAATGTCATAATCAGGATTATTATGTTTTTTCTTACATTCATTATAAAGAGCTCTCAATCCTCTTACATAATTACTGATAGATCCGTTTTGCAAAGGTTTTCCTTTTTGTCCGGATATCTTAAGCCGGTTAATAAATTCAGTGATCTTATTTCTTGTGATATCCCTGGCATCTATTCTTGTTTTTCCATAAAACCAAACAAAGCTATCTATTGACTGCTGGTACCATTCGGCTGTTTTTTCTTTTTTGGTTTTCTTTATGTGCTCATTGCAGAACTCAATAAAATCTATAAAATCATAACCAGGTTGTGATGTTTGAGCAAGATAATCACGATATTCAGAACAACTCATCAATGAAGCGTTCTTTGCATCTAATTTTAATCCGGCTTTTCTATAATTCTGAATAATTTCACCTAATTGATAATTGTATAAATCAGCATCTGGATAAAGAGAATTAATCGATCCGTCTGCTAACATAAACGAAGGATCTATATAATAATCGGTAGGAATGTATTGAGATTCTTTGTTGTGATAAACTCTTATTTTAATATTCGTAGTTCCATCAGATTTTATTTTAGACGAAAACACAATTGGTTTAAATGTTGCCATTATTGATTTGTTTAAATAGTTAATATTTCAAATCAATTTTGGAGCGTGAAATATATTTCTCAAAGAAAAGTTCAAAGATAGTTCAAAGAAATATGTTTCTTAACTGCTCTTTTTAGTTAAAATTAGGGTCTATTTTAACAAAAAAAAGCGAATAGGCTCAAAATTGAACCAACTCGCTTTACTGTTTTTTCGCTATTCTCTGCTGTTTATCAGCATCTTAACTCTGCGGTATGGACGGGACTCGAACCCGCGACCCCCTGCGTGACAGGCAGGTATTCTAACCAGCTGAACTACCACACCAGTCGGCTATCAGTTTCGGATAGCGAGTGCAAAGATAATCATATTTTCACATATACAAAACATTTGACCAATATTTTTCAAAAAAATAATTGACATTCACAGTCACTATAGTAATTGTACTTATTTTTCTTTTATAGCTTTTGTCTTAAGTTCAGGATGTAACCACTCTGAAAACCAACGAGCAAATTCACGTTGCCAGAGAATACCGTTCTGAGGTTTAGATATCCAGTGATTTTCATCGGGGAAAACAAGCATTCGGGAAGGAATATCCTGAAGTTGAGCAGCATTAAAAGCCATCATTCCTTGTGATGCAAGGATACGATAGTCTAGCTCTCCAACGGTTACCATCATTGGCGTATCCCATTTGTCTACAAAGTTATGTGGTGAATTAGCAAATGTTTTTTGAGCAATCGC